GCGCCAACTGGAGCCACAACCTGACCTGGCGGGGAGTGATATGAGCATCAACCTGGAACGCTCCATCCACCCCGACCTGCTCGAGGAGACCCTCAACGAGGCCGAGACCGAGGTCAGCCCACCGCCTCGTCGTCGACGTCGATCGACGCCACCACCTGAGGCCTCTCCTCCCGGAGCTCCCCAGTCCCAGGACGGCGCCGAGGGCGACTCCGGTGCGGACGGGGCAACTCCCTCAGCCCCACCGGAGCCTGCCGCTCCTGAGTGGCTTGCCGCCGTCACCGAGGCCCAGGATCCGGTCCAGAAGCTGGCGCTGCTGCTCAAGAACATCCCGCGCGACGAGATGGAAAAGGACGACACCGTCCGCGGCTGGTTGGGCGACGCGGCGCAGCAGCGCGCGCGCAGGATGCTCGAGGACGCCGAGCGGCAGCGCCAGGAGCGCGAGCGCCAACAAGCTTTCGACCGCGGTGACCTGTACAGCCTGGGCCAGATGACCGCCCAGGAGCTCCAGCAGCAGCGCGCGGCCCTCGAGGCACAGGCCCAGACCGCACTCAACCCGTACCTGAACGCCATCACCGCGTTCCAGCAGACCCTGCCCGAAGCCGTCCAGCGCGACGTCCAGGGCCGCACCTTTGCCCCCAACGGCACGCCGCAAGAGGGCTTTCAGGCCTACCTCCAAGCCGTCCACGAGTCTGCGATTCGCCACGGACTCGAGGAAGAGGTGAAGAAGCGCGAGCCAGCGCTCAGGAAAGCTGAGCTCAACACAACCGTCGGAGATGAGCAAACCCCGGAGCTAGACGGTGGACCTGCGCAGGCGTACCGCGAGATCACGGACGCCCAGGTCGCTGCCATGACGCTCGAGGAGTACGACCGCTACTTCGACGACAAGGGCCGACCGAGACCGGGCGTGCGCGTCCGTCTCGAGCGCGGCATCGATGTGCGCCGCGAACAGCGGCGTTGATCTCCTCACCCTATGCAGGGTGAGACGCCGAAGGGAATAGCGGATGGCCACTGGGGCAACGGAATTCGTTGATAAGACGATCGCCGACGGCGTGTTTTCGCCAGATATCTGGTCGAAACAGGTCCTGCGCGCGACGGAGAGCAACCTGGTTTTCGCCAAGTGCGTCAACCGCGGCTTCGAGGACGACGCGAGCGTTGGCAAGAGCGTCAAGGTCGCCAGCGTGGGCAACGTCGCGGCGCGCGCCAAGGCCGAGAACACCGCGATCGTGTACGAAACGGTCGCCGAAACCGCGACGACGATCACCCTGAACATCTGGTCGTACGCCGCGGTCGGCATCGAGGACATTGTCAAAGTCCAGTCGATCGTCGATGTGCAAAACGAGTACCAGATGAAGCTGGGCTACGCCATCGCGCGCGACATCGACGCCAAGCTCGCCTCTGACGTGGCTGGCTTCACCCAGACGGTGGGCACGCTTGGCACCGCGCTCGCCGACGTGGACGTGGTCCGCGCCAATCAGTACCTGGATGACGCCGACGCGCCGGCGGACGACCGCTTCCTGATCATGTCGCCCGCGGAGAAGGCGTCCAAGATCGTCCTGGATCGCTGGTCGAACGCTCTGTACATCGGCAACCCCAAGCCTGCGGTCAGTGGCAGCCTGGGCGACATGTACGGGCTGAACATCATGGTCACCACCAACCTGGTCAAGCCGGCGGGTGGCCAGGCCAACAACTTCGTGTTCCAGCGCGAGGCGCTTGCGCTCATCGTGCAACGCTCGCCCAAGCTCCACCTGTTCTACGACATCGACTTTTTCACATGGAAGCTCGCTTCGGAGGTCATCTACGGCCACCAGATGATGCGTCCGACTTTCGGCGTGTGGGCCAAGGGCGTCGGCTGATGTCGGACCTGCTCGAGCGCCTGGAGCAGCGCGCGGCGCCATCGGATGGCAAGCCGACGTACTCCGGGCTCACCTACAACTACCCGCTGGCGTGGTACCGCCGTCCAGACGGCGACATTGTCCAGCTCCAGTCAGACCCCAACAACCGCACCATGTACGAGGACCTGGGGTTCGTCTTCCTGCGTCCAGGCGAAGTGCGCGAGTGGCTCGAGGATGTCCGCCCCGACGTCGTCGTCCAGCAGAAGCGCCGCGCGCGGGTGATCACTGAGATCCGCAAGCTGGCTGCCAAGATCCCCCAGCTCAGCCTGACCGACGACGAGCAGCTCGAATTCCCCAGTGTGCCGATCGAAGAGCTGGAGGAGCGGTTCAAAGAGATCTGCGACCAGTTCGGCGTGAAGCCGCGTCTGCCAGCGATCAAGCCGGATTCGCCGCGCTCTGAACCGAAGCTGGCCGGCGTGGACACCGGCAGCATGGACGAGCTCGAATCCAAGATCAAGCGCGGTCAGGGCTACGACCCGCTCCGCGAAGGGAGGAGGCACCCGTGAGCATGTTTCTTTCGGCGGCGCAGGCCAGCCCGTACATTCCGCCACTCGCGACACCCCCAGGCAACCTGTTTTTCACCTACCAGCGACCCGACGGCGACACCTTCATTGCTTCGGCGGCGCAAGCGGAGCTCTTCCTGCGCCTGGGCTTCACCGTCAGCGGCGAGCAGACGGTGGATGACTCGGACTCGTTTCGAGCCTTAGTCAGCCCGGGCTCACTCGCGCCACCAGCCTCGGGCGTTGAATTCTCTGAAGCCACTGCAACACCAGGCGTCAAGGCCGCGGCGCCGCCGGCGCCCTGATGCCGGTCGTTCCGACCACCGGCAACGCCGGTGGGCTCTGGACGCACACGCCAGTGGACTGGCGCGGCAACGAGATCGGCCTTGGCCGACCTTCGAACTGGCCCAATGACGCGGTCAACGGAGCCCAGGGGCTGGGCACGCGACCACTCGAACAGATGCCGCCGCCTGGCCTGACCATTCTCAGCGCAACGCCCGGCTCCGGCGCGGTGACGATTACCTGGACGACCAGTGTGCTAGCTGACTCGTCGATCGATCTGGGGATCACCACCAGCTACGGCCAGCACTACAACGACCCGACGCTGGTGACCAGCCACTCGATAGCGGTCAGCGGTCTGGCGCATACCCAGCTCTACAACTACCGCGCCAGCTCGCAGGGCAGCGGCTACGCGATCGTCAGCGCCAACAGCACCTTTACGACCACATGAGCCACCGTCACGGCTGCACGTTCGGGCCAGGCCTCTACCGCATCGTTCTGGCTGACGGCTCGCGCCATTTCTGTCAGGACGAGCGCGAGGTGGTCCAGGCGTGCAGCCTGCTGCGCGAGGGGGCCATCAAGAAGGTGCAGCGTGACGGCTACTGCCTCGACCAGGAAGACCTCCAATCGCCCGACATCATCGAGGGCAAGCGGTTCCTGGGCATGCCGAAACGCGAGGCGATGGCCGAGCTGGGCGTGGCCAGCGACGCCGAGTACCAGCTCGCCTATCGTGCCATCGAAGAGGCGGTGCTGGCCAACGACCGCCGCGGCGGGCAGGCAAGTGTGGTCATCAAGAAGAAGGGCAAAGTCGTTCTGGACATCGATGCCACTGACTCCGCAGCCTGAGTTCACCGAGTACTCGTCGATCCAGGGTTTTCTCCACGGCTACCTGCAGACTGGCGGCGCCAGCGGGACGGTGCTGGATATGATGATCGCCGTCCGTCCGGCGGTCATTCGTGCCGTTGTCGCCGCGGCGCAGGGCGGCGGCGCCACCACCGTGCTGGACCTGCTCAACAACGGCGTGAGTGTGTGGTCGAATCCGGCCGACCGCCCGACACTCAGCGGCACCGGCTCCGGACGGTTCGCTGGCGGACGCATCAACCACAGCGCGGTGCGCCTGGGCGACGTGCTCGAGCTCGTCGTTGCGCAGGGCGGCAACAAGGAGCAACTCACGGCCACGGTGGCGCTGGAGCAGCCATGACCGAGACGCCTACCCTCAATCCGTACCAGCCAACCACCGCACCACCACTGCAGCCGCTCAGCGGTGGGCCCACGCCGCCGCTGGTTCCACCAGGCGTGACGCCGCCTCCATCGCCGCCCTTCGTGCCTGACGTCCCGCCGGCGTGGATCGGTCCGCCAGGTCCTCCAGGACCGCCTGGCGCCGACTCTACCGTGCCAGGGCCGCAAGGACCCAAAGGCGACCAGGGTGATATTGGACCGCAGGGCAACGTCGGCAACACGGGCCCGCAGGGGCCACCGGGCGGTGCTCCGTCCTGGAAGGGCACCTGGTCGGCCAGCGTCGATTATGCCAACAACGACGCGGTGAGCCTGAGTGGCTCCAGCTTCTACGCCGCGGGCGATCCACCGCTCGGCGTCTCGCCGCCTACTGCGCCGTGGCAGCAGATCGCCGCCAAGGGGGACACCGGGCCGCAGGGACCGACCGGCGCGCAGGGGCCAACTGGCCCGACCGGACCTCAAGGACCTATCGGTAACACCGGCGCGCAAGGCATTCAGGGGCCGCAGGGCAACCCTGGAGCAACAGGGTCCACGGGTGCTCAGGGGCCTGCCGGCGCCGACTCGACCGTGCCTGGACCGACCGGTCCGCAGGGACCGACAGGACCGGGTGTGGCGACCGGCGGTGCCACTGGCCAGGTGCTGACCAAGACCAGTGCCACTGACTTCGCCACCAACTGGCAGACGCCGTTTTCCCAGGCGACCGCGGATGCGCGCTATCTGCAGCTCGGCGGCGGCACGCTGAGTGGTGTGCTGGTGGCCGGTACGTACACTGAGATCACCGAGATCTCGACGCCGGCGGCCCCGGCGGCAGGCAAAATCCGCCTGTACGCCAAAGCCGACCACCATCTGTACCTCCTGGATTCGACCGGCGTCGAACGCAGACTCGACATCACTACCCTCGAAGCGACCGTGTCGTATGCCTAGTCTGGCCCAGTATCGCTCGACGTTCAGCGTCGAGGCCGGTCCATATATCGGTCCGGAGAGCTACGACGTGCGCGCCACGTCCGGGTCGGACCTCACCCACCTGTACTGCGACGCGTACCCCATCAAGTCCGGCATCCCGCAGCAAGATCAACTCATTGACCGCCCGTTGTATCGTCCGCAGGCGGTTCAGCCCACCGACCAGAACCGCTACGTGCAGGCGTACACCCCATCGTCGGGGCTGATCACGCCAGACCTAGACTGGTCGATTCCCCCGTTGGCCGACCCAGGTGCCGGCACGCCGTACCAGGGCCTGGAGGCCTTTACCTACGCCGAGCTCGAAACGCGCATTTACAACGACCTCGAAAACACCGGACTGGCCGGCTTCGGCGAGCGCTTCGAAGTCCTCGGCGCCTTTGACGTGCCCACCACCCACCGCCTGATCAACGACGGGCTGAAACAGTGCTGGCTGGTGGTAGAAGTGGCGTGCATCCCGACCTACCTCAAGAGTCGTCACAACCTGTCGGTAGTGTGCCCCTGGCTGCAGGACCCGAGCGACGTGCTCCAGGTCGGCACCATCAAGGACTACCAGGACCGCGACCTGAGCGACCCGTTTGAGTCAGTCGTGCGCGGCATGGTCGAGCGCGACGGTGGCGATTTCTACCTGAACACCGGCACCACCACGTTCGTGGACGGCGACATCCTCTGGCTGCGCGTGCTCAAGCGCGCCTACGACCACTGCCGCGCCTCGGGCGGCGTGTTCGGCGAGCAGAGCGGGCTCTACCTCGAGACCGACGAAGCGCCGTGTGAGCGAGACTGGGTGGCGTCCGCGGCGCTGGTGATCGCCTGGCGGCGCTTTGCGCACCTGCTCGAGCCGATGGCCAACCAACGCCTGGTGCGCGATCAGGCTGCAGCTGCCGCCTGGTTTACCGATCGCTGCCGCGAGCACTTCACCGCGCCGCTGCCGCAGCGCACCCTGCGCCGTCGACGCTACTTCGGCCCGCCGCGCCAGCTCGCCGGCCAGTACTGGGGTTGATCGAGTGAGCCTGTACGCCAAGCGGGAGCCCTGGCCCTTCCACGTCAAGGTCGGCGGCACCGGCTTTCTGATTGGCTCGCCCGGTCCTGGCCAGCCGGCGCTGGTCAGCTCGAAAGCCGAAGATATCGCGAGCGTCGATCCGCCCGACTTCGACTACGCCAACCTGTCGCCGCTCGCCGATCGCGAGGAGCCGTTCGAGTCGCTGACGATTGGCATGGGCATGCGCACCCAGCACAAGTGGCGCGACTATCGCTACCAGGAGGCGATGGGCCTCGACCTGAGCGTGCACCCCTGGTGCAAGGGCCCGGAGATCCTCGACTCGAGCGGGCAGGCCAATGGCGAGATCGTCGACTTCTTCGAGCTGGGCGGCACGCTCTACGCCGCCGGCGGCAGCCAGGTCCTGCGCTACACGCCAGCCACCAACACCTGGGCGGTGGCCCACGATTTCGGCGCTGGCTACCTGATCCAGGCGGCGACGGTGTTCGCCTCGAATTTCGATGGCGTCCCGCGGGCCTGGCTGGCCTTTGGCGCGGCGCACCCCGCGGCCTACTCCATTGACGGAACTGCCTGGACGTCGATGCCAACGTTTACCGCGCTGGCGTTCATCCGCATTGCGCGCGAGTGGTGGTGGGCCGACAACGTCAATCGCTTGAGAAAATGCGACACCAACGCGGACCCGACCCTCGAGGCCAATTACACCAGCCTGATCTTCCGCGTCGGCGACCAGAGCTCACCGATCACCAGCCTGGTGGCCACCGCCGGCGGCGTGCTGGTCATCGCCAAGACCGATGGTCTGTACACCCTGGACCAGGCCGGCGACGACCATCCGCTGTTTCCGTTCCTGCAGTACGCCACCAACGCGCGCAACGGGCGCTGCCGCGGCCAGTTCCTCAACGATGTCTACTTCGGCTACGGCACCAATATGTCGCGTATGGGGTCGGACCTGTCGCTCGAGGAGATCGGCCCCGAGACCCTGCCGGACTACGACGGACCGGTGCGCGGCCAGATCACCAGCTTCGCCGGCGTCGGCGCGCTCTTCGGCTACGCGGGC